AATTATCTACTCTTTCAAGAACTCTCGCGTGCATAGAATAACCTGGTTTTCTTGGATGAACAGCAATACGAGGATTTCTAAAATAGACCTGGGGTATGAGGGAACGCCCCAATGCATAGATTAAAGGAACTGGGACTATAGATTTATTCCAGAAGGAACGGTATGCCATTTTATACCTTCTCCAATCATGGCTACGACCAAACACCTGACGGTATCTTATTCCCATACGGATTTCAGCCTTCCAGTAATCCAAACTTCCAGGTTTCATGCTACTAGTATCAAGCATTTATCTCCTTAAGCGGGCGAGGGCAAAACAGAGCCCCAGTCAACCCTACAGCTAATGCAACACTTGAGAAAGGGTTTTTAAAGAATAATACAGGCAGCCCGACCAATCCTCGAGACCACCAGCCGCCCTGAGCAACACTTGAGCTGGATGCATTCTATTCTCCACTGTGTGCCTCCCGAGCTCTCTTTCTGTTTTCCTCATTATCTTTAGGTTTATCAAAGCCCCTCTCTTTGAGGGATTTCCACTTCTTCTCTAGTATTCTATTGTGTATCTTCTCTTGGGCGTCCATTACTTTTTCCCCAGGGCATCAGAATATTTATTTTTCCTTTTCTTCTCGTGCCACTTAGAACTTCCAGCAATTCCTTTATTGATAGAGGAGTAGAATACCTCTTTACCTTTCTTCTCACCATATTTACTCTTCATTGCACTCAACACCTTGTTTCCACTTTTAGTCAGCGGCACATTTCACCTCGCTATAAATTCAGAAACTGAAATTGTCCCATTCCTTGCTATATCCAAAGCCAAAATAGGGATCACTATAGACATCATAGCTGCTCATGGCATCCCCCTGAGGGATTGAGTTATCTATATATGGGTGTGCAACCAGCCCCTTATTGCCGAATCTATCTTTAGGATTATTCCTCTGAAACACCTTTTCTAGAAAGCCATCCATAGTCTCAACAGTTACTACTTCCTCCCTACTCTTCTCTACTGCCTTTGGCTGTCCAGGACGTGCAATCTGAAGTTGATAAGCTAGGGCATCTAGTGTATCCTTTTTACACAGGCGGGAATTGGGAACGTAGTCTCCAAATTCAGTGATGAATTCCTTGTGGGTGGGTTTACAGTGTATCGCTAAATTAGAGGCTAAGGGTTCTAATGCTCGTATTCTAACTTCCTTGCTAGCCCCCGATTCTGGCTTCAGCTGTCTAATCGTCATCATAGGTATCTTTCCCTCAAACATATACTCTCGGGCAAAATGGGCTAGAGCCTTCTGATAATACACACTCTCAATTCCAATGGCTTCAGGGTGAAACTTCTCCCAGTGCATTCCCATCAGTTTAATGATTTTGCTAGGGTCAAACCTTCCTTTATCATAATGCAATATCCACATGTTATGATTATGGTCCCAGGCACAGGTAATCACCACCGCCTCACAATCTGTTTTCCTAACTGGGTCAGTCCACTCTGCAAGGTCTACTGTAGTATACACCCTAGCTGTCTCTGGGACTTCGGTGTTGGCATTATAGAATTGAAGCCACTCTTTCTTGAAGAGGCATTCTTCGGGGGATATGGGAATGGTGAGATATTGAGTGCTGAACATCCAGCTGCCCTGTGCATCATATATCTTCTGAAGCTGAGTGATGCCATATGCCTCATTCCAACTAGGTGTGCACTCTCTCCAGTCTCCTTTTTCCTCCAGTTCCTTTAGGTCAACACATCCCCGATGGAAACGGGAATAACTTGGCTCATTTGTCCAGATGTAATCAATGAGGTCATGCCTTGCCCACCTCGTTCCTATATTATAGATTCGAGTGTGTTTGCCTGGCACAAGCAATGAATGAGAAAGTTTATGCCACCCAATAGCTTTATCTATATCTTCCTGCCCAGGCTGTAGTTCCTTTCCTGTGAGGTCATCTTTCTTTGCATACACCAAATCATCTTCTACTAAGAGGTCATAATGCCTAGAGATTGAGGCTCCACCAATACCCGCTGCCTCAAAGGTAGACTCTGTAAATTGCTCATTTCTATTGATACAGGCACTTTCATTAGACCACCTAGTTTTATTGAAGTTAATAGGGATAACCTCTGGAAACAGTATTTGTAGAGCAGAGTTACTTTCATATGTTTTCCTTATTAGTCCTATCATCTTTTCTGCGTTGGAGATAACATAGGAGGCAATTAACACCCGAATGTTTGGTCCGAGTTGCCAAAATTTATCTTCCCAAGCCTTTGGATAAGGAAACTCATCTTCTTGTTCCCTAGGTAAAGCCACCCATTGAGGAAAGGCAATAGAGCATATCCAAGTCTTAACATAAGATCTAGGAAGTGTAATTTGCTTTCTATCTCCTGGCGTCTGGAGGAACTTACACATTTCACCGTGGAGACTTTCGGTGATGTCATCATAACCCAATACCGCCATACAGTAAGAGAAAAGCTCTCTTTGACACTGTTTCTTTAGGGTGGCTCGTTGAGCCTCTGACATCCTGATGAGGTCCATCTTTAATCCTCTTTAGTTATAGTCGTTCTTTTTAAAACTCGCTCGAATCTATCCGCCATTTTTTCTGTAACCTCTACACTCAACACTGTTCTATCAGTCCGTGCCTTATAGCCTGCTCTATCTAGAATAGAGTTAGCGGATGCAATCTTTGCCATCTCGCCCTTACCACTATCTATAATGTCCTCATAGACACCTACTGCCTTAAGGGCTAAATCTTTAATGCGATTTTCTACTGGGTCTCCAGCTACAATAGCATCAGTTTTCTTCCCAATAACCTGGGCTTGAAGCTCTTGCCACCTTCTCTCCCGTTCCTGAAGGTAGAGGGGACTGTTCCTAATGATTGACACCCTGGCGGGTGTTAAGTTGACATTAGCTGATATCTGGTTTCCATTATACCCAGCGATGTCTAGAGCAATTATCAACTGTATCTTTGAGCTCATTCTCTCTGGCTCTAGAGCTAGGCTAGACTCTGCTTTTAACTCTCTTGGCTTTAATACAGGCATTTGGTATCTTCACTTTCTGAATTTATGCTTCACCTAAGATAAGAGGGAGTAACCCACATTCCTATTGAAATGTAAGTCACTCCCTAAGCTTAGTAGTATTGGGGCAACGCCCCTGACTCCAGTCTAGTGATCAGCTAAACCGTGGATTGCTCCAAATTGACTGAAGTCCATTTATTTATGCTTCCAAAACCTGAGGGGTGGATACCTCTATGACAACTAGGGCATCTCCACTCAAGATTTTCTATTGCTGTATTTCTTGGATTACCATCTTTATGATGGCAGTAAATCTTTCCTTCTGTTCCCCCACAAACAATGCACTTTATAGAGGAAGTTGCAAAGAGGTTTTTCCTTGAAAATATCCTACAATAAGAATCTCTGGTATACCTCTTTCCTGCTTGTCTAACTTCTGCTGGTAATTTCAGATATGTATAATCTTTTATCTTCAAGGTTATCTCGCTGTGTTTGTATCTTCATGTACTATAATTATAACATATCAAACGCCTTTTGTCAAGGGTATATTTTTGGGCGGTTAAATTTCTTGTAAATCTATATATCTCAATAGGTTACATCTTTGGAAACGAAAATTTTGGTTATGTATCTCAAAGCCCCAAATGAAAAAACAAACCTCGTTGGGGGGTGTGCTGGCATAGAGCAAGGGTGTATATCAGAAAACCTCGTCAATGCCTACCTCGTATACGTCAAACATTATCACGCATTAACACAGGCCGGTAAAATAAATATCTAACCCCTTGCTATACAAGGCTTTAAGGCAACGCCCTGCCCTTGACAGCAGCCCTTGTTTATGCTATACTTGCAGTATACAAGGTTAGTAATAGCCCTGCTCTTTGACAATATAGGTATAGTGTATATCCCAAGCCAGATATAACTCTGGCACAATGAAAGGATATATCTATGAGAAAAGTCCAAGCACAAGGCAGTTATTCAATTCCAAAGGAATTTGACAACGCTGGCGCAGATGTTACCTTTGAGTTTGAGTATGAGATATTTGATACCCTTGCAGAAGCCCAGCAAGCCCTTGGTGGGGAAAACAAAGTCCTTGCTATGATAAACCAAACCCGTAAAGAAGATTGCCGCAACAATGCCAGCGGTTCAGCTAAATCGGATAACGGACATAGCACAAGAGTTACTCTAACTCCAGAAGAAAAAGAAAGGCGTAGTCAAGAAGCCCGAGCAACGCGCGAAATGATAAAGCTTGCAAAGTCAAAAGGTTTAACCCTCAATGACCTTATGGCATTGATTAAGTAAACACAGTTAACAAATAGGATTTACGCTATACCTATATTTTCAAACCTACCCATAAATTCAGAATTAAAAACCTTAAAATTTCGTAATTTCACACCACCTTTCACACACTATTTTGTATTATATATTTTTTTTTAATATAGATAGATAGTATCAGAAACAAAGGTTAAAAGAAGCCTTTTTAGTGTGTGATATTACCCCTTTTATAACTTCTTGTGCCTTCGGCACTTATAACTTATACACTGTATTTCGCTTGTGGTAAATGTAGGTAAAACTTCTAATTTATACCGCCCATCTCAATTTATACCCTATATTATAG